TTCTTCGTTGAAAGGTGGCGAAAGCATCATAAAGAACCAAAGCTTGCTTATACCGGCGCTACCGAATTTTAGGGTTAGCGAGCCCTTGTTAGCTAGAGTGGAAGTCGCTGCATTTATGCGCGCTAGCTCTAACAATGACACTGTTATACTTAGATTATACGCCGATACTGGACAACTAATGGGCCAGACGCAGTTTGATTTTGGTAGATCAGGTGACCACGTAGCTAGTTTCTTCCTTAATTTTGAACTTGATCCGTCTGGTAACTATGTGTTTACTGCTGAGGTACCTAGTTCAAGTGGTGACGTTACCATACTCAGCGGTTCTCAGTTCTGCGTTTCGGTTATACAATAATATGAATGTGGGTAATAAATGGCTAATACCGCTTATACTGCTAATGTCATCGTGCTCGGCGCAGTGGCATCTGAAGACAGCTATAAAGAAGGATCCGACGATAGTCAAGCAGAAGGTTATAACTGTAGTGGACACGGTTGTGACAGAGCCGATTGTTGTAAGGGATACGGTCACGCTATCAAAGATAGATACAGTCGAAGTCGTGAAGGACAAATTCCGAGTGAAGATTATGCGCTCCTTCGACACCCTAATAATAGATGGAGGCTGTGAGGCCGACACTATATATAAAACAATAGAGGTACCAGTAGAGACAGTGGTCTACAAAGAGCGCGAAAAATGGTACCACAAAGTATACGAAGCATCGTTCTACATACTAGTAATAACACTTATAGCTTTAATAGCTTTTTTATCTATATCAAAGAGACTTAGGTTTTAATGAGAAGAATAACTGTTATTGGTGACTCCACCTCTGGCCGTGAATTGATACAAGATGATTACAGAACAGTAGGTTGGGCACAGTTCGCTAACGAGTACTTAGACAGTAGTAAGTATATAAGCTACGACAAATGTGTAATAGGTTGGGGCATAAGGGATTTCTTTAATAGAAGACCGGATTGGCTTGACCTATCAATGTCTAATCTAGAACCTGGCGATGTGCTACTAGCCTGCTTTGGCACGTTAGAAAGATCTCCGCTATCAAGGAAAGACTTTGGCGCTAGAGGATCACTGTTTGGTGATGATAAAAGATCTGAAATAATCTACGATGAGCATTACAAAGTTGAATACGAAGTGTTCACCTATGGTGAATATTTAAGAAGGCTCGCCGCTAAAGCAAAAGAGAAAGGCGTAGAATTATACTTTTTAAGTCAGGTACCAAGAAACACCTGGGAAAACGGAAAGCATAAGAGAACATTCTCTGTCGAGTATGCCAAAATAATGAACAACGTGGCCAAGGAAACTGGCGTTGGTTTTATAGACATTAACGATATACTCTCTAAATATCTAGAAGGCATAGGAGAGGAAGCGGCTAAAGAATTTTACTCACCAAAGGACAAGTCGCACACGACTGAATTTGGCGCTAGGACATACTGCGGCATTATAATAAAAGAACTACTAAAAGAGCTAGAACTTTGATAAAGTACTGTATAGTTGCTCCGGTAGAGTGTAGTTGCCAAAATGGTAACTGTTCGCAAAATAAGCAAACTCAAAAGCAAAGTAAAAATGAAAGAGTTCATGAAGAAACTAGTCGCCGGCGTAGGTGACGAGGTAAGCAGTAAGAGGGTGATAGGCATCTTGGGCGCATTAGTACTGTTTGGCACGATGATAGGTAATTCGTTTAGCCCTGTTGACATAGCGCCGAGTAAGGAGCTAGTTGAAGCCGTTGAGTATGTTACAATCGCAATGTTTTTCGGAACAGCGGTTGAGAAGTTTGCAAAAAAGCAATAGCTTAGCTAAGCATCGTTAATAAAATCATATTGAAAACTGTCGTAATAATTCCGGCTCGCTTCGCGAGCACTAGATTTCCTGGAAAACCACTAGCAGACCTTAATGGCAAACCAATGGTGATGCACGCATACGACGCGCTTTCTCCATACTACGACACGTATATAGCTACAGATCACATTGACATAGCGCTCACTGCTTTCGAGAGGGGCGCTAATGTTATTTATAAGAGTGAGTACTTTAGTGACGGGACTCAGCGAATAGCTGGTTCACTAGACCTGCTATCGTACGAACCTGATTATGTGATAAACGTACAAGGCGATGAACCATTAGTTTCACACTTAGATGTAGAGGTATTAGAGCGTAAAATACAAGAGGACGGCGTTAAAATAGCAACACTAGCAACAAGAGTTAGCGCCGATACTAAAAACATAGTGCGTGTTGTCACTGACGGTGATCAATGTATTGAGTTCAGCAGGTGTAATTGCATGAAGGAAAAAACCGATTTCAGACATCTTGGCATGTACGCTTTTGAGTATGATACGCTTGTAGAAATCGGAAAACTGCAAAACGCTGAAAATCAAATACCTAGAAGTTTAGAACAAGTCAAGTGGATGGACAATGGCTATAAGATACACTTTTCAGAAGTTGACGTAGAAAGTGTCGGTGTTGATTCACCTGAGGATCTAGAGTATGTTAGACAAATACTTAATAAAAATGCAAGCTAGTTTTTTAAAAAATATAAAACAGGTACCACTTATCGATAGCGAATACGTTAAGGAGGTTACTGAAAAAAAGCAAATATACCTTCACCACACGGCCGGGTCCGCGTCTGGCGTAAGCACTTTCCGTAATTGGATGGCTGACTCTAGAGGTCGTATAGCTACATGCGTCTGTATATCTAACACTGGCGCAAAAGAAGGCGACGGCGTTATATCGCAGGGGTTTAGCAGTAAGTATTGGGCGTACCACTTAGGTGTTAAAAAAGAGATTTTTAAAGCATATAAATTACCTTACCTACAATTAGACAAGTACTCTATAGGTGTTGAAATATGCGCTTGGGGACAATTAACCGAAAAAGACGGTAAGTTTTTTAATTATGTTAACAGGCAAGTGCCCAAGGAAGAGGTGTGCACGCTTGAAGAAAAGTACAAAGGACATAGATTCTTCCACAGGTATTCTGATGAGCAGATAAGGAGTGTGGAAAATCTTTTAAAGTACTGGAACGAAATTTACGGTATACCTATAGAATATAACCACGAGTTGATGTGGAACGTGTCAAAAGAAGCGCTGTCGGGTAAACCAGGCTTATACACACATAACTCAGTGAGAGGAGACAAGATAGACATATTTCCACAACCAGAAATGATCCAAATGCTTAAGAATATTTAGTATATTTGAACTATGGCAAAGCAAACTACTTCGGTTTTTCAGAAAAGAGTTCCGAAACCGAGACCAGGCGTACACGCAAAAAGCAAAACAAGCAACTTAAAAACGTCTAAATTATATTCAAAAAAATATAAAGGACAGGGAAAGTAAAAAATTATATCTAAATAAATATAGTATGGAATTTAATAATCCGAGCGAAATCGTCAAAGACATAAACTTTGGCGCTACAGCTAGAGAAAAAATGTTAAACGGCGTTGAAAAACTAGCGGCGGCCGTTTCATCTACACTTGGCGCTAGTGGAAGGTGTGTTATCTATGAAGACGCGATGGGTAGACCCGTTATCACGAAAGACGGTGTCACCGTCGCGGAAAGCGTGGTTTTGCAGGATCCGCTAGAAAGTATTGGCGCCACGTTGATTAAAGAAGCAGCTAAAAACACGGTTAAGGAAGCTGGTGACGGTACTACTACAGCCACCGTTCTCTCACACGCTATTTTAAAAGGAGCTTACGAGGTTATTGATGAGGTAACACTTAGAGAGTTAAAAGGCGATATAGAGAAGGCTGCTGATAAGGTAATTAAGTATCTAGACACTATTAAAGTTGATGTTAGTGGTGACATGCTAAATTCAGTCGCCAACATATCAACAAACAGTGATAAGGCCTTAGCTAAAGTTATATCAGACGCTTTCGAGGCCGTCGGTAAGAACGGCGTTGTACTAATGGAAGAGTCAGACACTGAACAAACGTATGTTGACATCGTAGATGGTGTACAGTTTGACTCTACTTTAAAAAGCCCATACCTAATAACAGACCAGGATAAAGAGAGAGCTGTTCTAGACAATCCCTACGTACTTATTGTTGACTCGCCAATACCTAATATCCGTAGGATACAAAATATCCTAGAACACGTTATAAAGCAAAAGAGATCTATACTGATCGTTGCTGAGGTAGAGCAGCAGCCATTGCAGGCTTTATTGATGAACAAGGTAAAGGGCAATATTAAGATCAACATTATAGACCCACCTGGTTTTGGCCCAACAAGAAGAGACACACTAGAGGATTTAGCTGCCATAACAGGTGCTAAGGTTATATCAGAGGAACTCGGTGACGACGTTGAAACACTTACACCAGACGTACTTGGCGAGGTTGACAAAGCTGTGACCGATAGCAAGAACACCGTTATTACAGTTTCAAGCGTGTCAAGCGAGGTGTCGGAGAGACTAGAACAAGCGGAAGCTAAACTAAAAAAGGAAAATAATCCGTTTTTCAAGAAAAAGATCGAACAGCGTGTAGCAATGCTAAGCGGTAAGGTTGGTATTGTCCGAGTTGGTGCCAATTCTAAGATAGAATTAAAGGAAAAAAAGGATAGGGTTGAAGATGCTATCTACGCGGTAAAAGCAGCAATACAAGAAGGTATTGTACCTGGTGGTGGAATAGCGCTTCTAGGGGCTTCAAATAAATTTATTAGCGACAAGTCCACCGTTGGTGAGAAAGTGCTTCTAGAGGCAATTAAAGCGCCATTTAACACGATTATGAGCAACGCCGATATGTTTATCATGAATCCTGTATTCAAAAAAGGTTACGGTATGGATGTCGTTACTGGCAAACAGGTAAACATGATAAAAAACGGTATCATTGACCCACTACTAGTTACAAAAACAGCACTTAAAAACGCGGTGTCCGTTGCATCAACAATAATCTCAGCTGACGCTGTTATATCAAATATTAGACTACAATGAGAGCTGTAAACTTCTACGTAATCATAGAAAAGCTAAAACAAGAGAATGTTAATGTCGGTGGGTTGGAGCTCACCGATAAACTCTCTGAAAAAAGGTACCTAAGAGGAAAAGTTCAATCTGCTGGTGATCAAGCTAATTTCATAAGTGAGGGTGATATAGTATACTACGATCGTCACGCCGGGCATGAAATAACGTTTGATGGTAATGTTTATCAAGTCATAAAAACCAGTGATATTGTAATAGTAGAATGAGGCTCAGTTCGCACGACCTTAGGGATTTTAAAATCCTGAAATATTACAGATTGGTTAGAAGGTGGGCATGCCATCAGTATGAATTAAAAGATGCTGATTTAGAGTTACTCATATACTTAGACTGCTTGGGCAGGTTTTCTAGAAAAGATTTCATCGATGGTATCTACGCTTATTCATGGGATAAACATAGATGGGAGAGACTTAGAAATCAAGGTTGGATCGACGTTTGGAGAGAAAGAAACAGAACTACGCAAGCGTACGCGATCTACACAACCTCGCACAAAACAAAGCACATGATCCTTAGAATATATAGGATATTGCTTGGTGAAGAGGATATACCTACAGGAAGCTCGAGCGTTCATTTCAAAAACAAAACTTACACCGCTAAAGTCACAAACAAAGCGGTGGATGACATGATAAAAGATCCGGATAGATGATGAAACCTATAACGCACAAAGCGTCAAACTATCATAAGCGTCAACAGTTGGATAACCCAATAGTTATAAAGACAGAGTTGCAAGATGGTATTGTCGCTGAGGCGAATATAGATGGAACAATATACGTCGATCAAAAAGCGTCTCCAGCAAAAGTTAGGGAAGCTGTAAAACACGAAAAGGTTCACCTTGAGCAAATGTCTCGAGGTGATCTTTCTTATGATACCCAGAACGTTTATTGGAGAGGTAAAATCTACAGTAGAGAAAAAATGAACGAAGGCGCTAAATCTTTACCATGGGAAAAAGAAGCGTATAATCGAACTAAAAAATGAAAAGCACACCTATCACAAGCAAGGCCTCTAAATCGCCGTTGAAATACGGAGAGGAGAAGAAATCATCTTCAACTAGCTCTAGCACCACGTATGAAACAGACGCTAGTGGTAATGTATTTAAGGTTGACAGAACTAAGTCAGCTGGAGATCTAGTTAGAAACGCTGGTCAACCAGCATCAAACGTTCCAACCGCGTCTAGCGGCGGTGCGAAAGCAGCCGATGCTGGAAAGTACATAGCCGGCTTGAAGAAAAGATTTCCAAATGCTACAGGTGAAGAACTAAGGTCTAAGGGTTATATATCAAGCTCTTATGTAGATCAATTTCCAGCCGCTAAAGCTGAATCCAGCAATTCAAGCAGCACTCAATCAAGCGAGAGTGAAACAAAAACTCCCGTAATGAGACCAGCTGTCGAGGGCAACAAAGGAATGGAGACAGACACTCGTTGGAACTGGCAGCAAAAAAATATAAACAGAACACAAGAAAGTCAGCGTAGATCAAACCGTAAGCAAGCGCGCGCTGATATGAAATACTTAGAGTCTCAGGGTCTTGTTGAGAAAACAGGTGGGATTGGTAGAGGAAAAGGATATGCGTTAACCGAAGCTGGTAAGGCAGATGCTAATGCTTCTAAAAGATATGATCTAAACCAAGCTGATATCTTCGGTGTGGATCAAACTAGATTCACCACTGATGAATCTGGAAACGTCACTGGAAGAAACGCTTCTTACAACCCACAGGATTCTAGAAAGAATAGAGCTCAAACTGGTTCTTACGACCCTAACGACAACTATAGAGAAGCTAAACCAGAAGAACAGTGGAATGTCAATAGACACGGCGACTATGGTAATACAACAACGTCTTCTAGTTCTTCTGATTCTAGAGCTGAGTCCTCTACAATGTTTGGCAACACACCAGAACAAAAGATTGAATTACCAGCGAAAACAGCTCAAGTGCCAACTGTTTCTGAACCAAAAATGGAAATTAAGAAGCAGATGCCACAAGAGCAGACTTACGATGGTGGTCAACTAGGTGAAGTAGAGGTTGTGTCAAGCTACAGTGAACCTGATTTCTCTGAAAAACCAATACTCGGTTCAGAAGGATCTTCTAATATGATCTCAAAAGCGTTAACGCAGGGTGCTTCTAGATTGAGAAATCAAGCTGCGCCAACACCGACTTCGGGTAGATACCAGTCAAGAGGCAATATGGAGGCTATAGACCAGGAGGAAACGCCTCTACAGATGAAGTACAAGCACAACCCAAGAATGATGTATAGCGACAGTCCTGCTAAAATGTGGGGTGCTGAAAAGGTACAAGCGCAAGCCAAAATGGTTGGTGACTTCAAATCGTCTACAGCAGGAAAACCTATAACAAAGGCTGCTTCTGGACCGTTCAAAATGAAAGGATACAATAAGTAATGGCTAAGAAGTCTAACCCGTGCTGGACAGGGTACGAAGCCATTGGTATGAAGAAAAAAGGTGGCAAAAAAGTACCAAACTGTGTCCCTGTTACAAAGAGAGCTACAAGGAAATAAGATGGCATATACTCAGAACTCGCCCTTCTTGATGAAGAAAACAACAAAGGGTAAAGGAAGAACATTTCGCACTACAGAAGAAGGTGCTGGTATGACCGAAAAGGGCGTGGCTCAATACAGAAGAGAAAATCCCGGTAGTAAGCTGAAAACAGCCGTAACAGAAAAGAACCCAACAGGAGAAAGAGCCGCGAGAAGAAAGTCGTTTTGCGCTAGATCGAAGGGATGGACAGGTGAAAGAGGTTTGGCCGCACGTCGTAGATGGAATTGCTAAAAAGCAAGTAAAAAACAATGGCAAGAATAAGTACTTACGCATTAGAGACATCGATACAGAACGATGATAAACTTTTAGGTACGGATGGTTCTACTGGTGCTACCAAGAACTTTCCGCCAAGTGCCATAGCTTCGTTTCTAAACAATACGGCGTCTATAGGTATAAATAGACAAACAAGTCTAAGATTTACGGTAGAGCAAGATCCAACATATTTAACATATGGCTCGATGTTCTTACCGGAGGGATCTGGTGACCTAAACATGTCTAACATAACCAAACTAGGCGTAAGTATCTACAACTTCGCTCTTCAGCGCCACAAGGCGCTTTTTAATTACGCCGTTGGTAATAAACTTTGGTTGTTTTCATTTAACGATCAAGAGTCTTTTGTAAACTATAAAGTATTATCTATAGAGGACCATGCCGAATTACGTGACTTTGTTGTTTTAACATTGGAATATGTAGAGGGTGCTGGTACTCTAGTTGATACAACTATTTACGGTTTAGCTGTAAACCCAAATGATTCAGATAAAACATATTCAACTGGATCTCAGTTTCACAACGCTTCGTCACAATGGGTCATAAACCACAATCTTGGTAAAAACCCATCCGTTACGATACTATCATACGATACCAACGAACAGGTAGAAGCACAAGTTACACATAACAGTGTAGATTCTTTAACTATAACCTTCGCTGAGCCATTTGCGGGCACAGCTATTTTAAACTAAAAACCCTTAAAAGATGGCTATTAAGTATCTATCTAGTCTAGACCTTTCAGGTTTAGAGCTAAAAAAGCTGAGGATTGAAAACTTCAGCACCGTTAACGAGCCCGCAGGTTTAGCTGCAGGTCATGTTTATTTCAACACCACCGACGGTAAGTTAAACGTTTTCGATGGTACAAATTGGAATGAAGTTGGATCCAGTTTGATTGCTGGAGATGGTATCAGTGTCGCCGCTGATGGAGTAACAGTTAGTGTTGATAACTCTGTTATAAGAACATCTGGAGATCAGAGTATAAACGGTGTGTTAAGCACAACGGGAATGATCATTGATGGTGACCTCACTATCAAGGGTGATTATGTCATGACAGCTCCAGAAACTGTTGCTATTCAGGACAACATTATCTTGTTGAACTCTAACGTTAAGGTTGACGAACAAGCTAGAGAGGACGCTGGTATAGAGGTTAACAGAGGCGGTAGCGAAGGTGGAAACTTATCTCTGTTCTTGCGAGAGGAGGGTCCAGATAGTAGATGGGTATTCACGCTTCCTGACTCTTCAGTGAACGTTATCCCAGTACCATCTGAGTACAACAACTATACTTACGCGATCTCAACTGTTGCTGGAGCTGACTCTTCTCAAGTTAAGATTAGACTTGCTGGCGGCGGCGTTAACGATGATGTCGTAATTAAGGCTGGTAATAACGTAACCGTATCTCAAGCTTCTGACGTTATAACGATTAACGCCGTACAGAGAACAAATAATGAAATCGAAGACTTAGCTGGTGGTTTGATTGCCGGTGCGTCTCTATATGGACTGTCCGCGGCTTACACTACGTCTAACAATACCTTGGCGATGTACACGGATGTGTACCACGCTAGTAGAGTTATAGTTGGTACCGCTGAACCTTTCGTTTACAACGTTGCTGATTGGAATAACACTCTTCCTCTTTCTGTGACTCTATACGAACTCGATGGTGACAGAGCTATACTTGTTCATACTGACGTTGTTCACAATAGAGCTACAAGAGAAATCACATTCACAACCGTGGCTGACGTACAATACGATCTACTTATTATCGGTACGAGAGCCTAATAGTAAAAATTAGGATAAGATGGCAATAAAGTTCATAGGTGACATTGATGTTCTGGGGTCTCACAATCTTGAGGCCTCAGACATCCCTAGTCTAGACGCCGCTAAAATAAATAGCGGAACATTCGCTACGGCACGTATACCGAACTTGTCAGCATCTAAAATAACGAGCGGCACGTTTGATGTCGCTCGTATTCCTAGTTTAGCGTCTCTTTATACAACGGTAGATTATTTTACTCCAGTATCTAAGAATCAAGAACCTAATGGTTCTTTCATCATAGATTTAACCGAAGGCCACAATTTTTTGTTGTCTCCAGCTGGATCTTGGGCACTTAATGTTATTGTCCAAGCAGGTAACGTTGGTCAATCTGGCACTTTCATTATTGTTAACAGAGATGTTACAGCACCAGAAGCGTTACCTTCTAATTTAAAAACACCAAATGGAGATTCTATAGCTTGGCAAACAGATGCTGGCGACGTTTCAATCATGTCGTACTTCGTTGTCGATAGAGACACTGTGTTAGTAAATTATATTGGTAACTTCGGTTAATACAAAGCTATGCCTGGTTTTGGTTTTTGGGAAATATACAAGTGGAACACGTCAACTTCTACAAACACATCTAGAAATACTTCTAAGAATACTAGTTCTAACACTGTAACGGTTTGGGATACCCAAAAATCAACTACAACCACTTGGAATACGTCTACTAGCACAACAACTGTTTTCGAAACGGCTACTAAGACTAAAACTGCTTGGATAACTTATTGGGACACCGAAGCAGAAACAACAACCTCTTGGTCGACAAGCACTTCCACTACAACCACGTTTAATACATCTACGTCAACAACTACGGCGTTTAATACATCTACGTCGACTTCTAAGTCTACAACAACAACGTGGGAGACGAGTACAACCACTACAACGGAGTGGCAAACGTCTACTATTACCATAACAAAATTCGACACATCAACATCGACGTCTAGGTCTACAACGACTACCTGGGAGACATCTCATAGTACTACAACTACTTGGGTTACTAGTAAGTCAACTACAACTACATACCACACTAGTCATAGTACGACAACAACGTGGGTGACATATTGGGAAACCGCCACAAAAACCACGACTTCTTGGACGACAAGCATAACCACAACGACGTCTTGGAATACATCAACTAGCACAACGACCTCGTGGATTAGCTACTTTAACACATCTACAAGTACCACAACTACTTGGGAGACTGCTACAAAAACAAATACTACGTATAGTACTAGCCATAGTACAACCACTACATTTACGACTACATGGCAAACGAGTCACAGCACGACTACCACATACAGTACTAGCCATAGCACGACAACCACGTTTAGCACGTCTCATTCAACAACCACTACATGGACAACTAGTTATAATACTAGTAGATCAACCACGACTACCTGGGAAACAGCTACAAAAACTGTTTATACGTTTAACACTAGTCATTCAACTACTACAACGTATACAACATACTACAATACGTCAAAGTCAACTACTACCACGTGGGAGACAAGTCATAGTACTACTACCACCTGGCAGACATCTCACAGCACTACCACTTCGTGGACAACGTATTATAACACGAGTAGATCTACAACAACCACCTGGGAAACAGCTACAAAAACTACAACCACGTGGAACACTAGTCATAGTACAACAACAACTTATACTACTACGTATAATACGACTAAATCTACAACAACAACGTATAATACCAGTCACAGTACTACTACCACATACAGTACGAACCACACGACGACGACGTCTTGGACAACGTACTATAATACAACTAGAAGCACTACCACGACTTGGGAAACTGCTACTAAGACTAAAACGACTTGGAATACTAGCCATAGTACTACCACCACCTATACCACGTATTATAACACATCTAAGTCCACAACGACGACTTGGAGCACTAGTCATTCAACAACCACAACTTTTAGCACGAGTCATAGTACTACCACGTCGTATACTACTTATTACAATACAAGTAGAAGCACTACAACAACGTGGGAAACGGCGACAAAAACTACAACCACTTGGACTACAACGTGGCAGACTAGCCACAGTACAACCACCACTTGGTCGACTTCGCATACCACTACCACAACGTATAACACAAACCATTCTACAACCACTTCTTGGACTACGTATTACAATACGAATAGAAGTACTACAACAACGTGGGAGACGGCTACTAAGACCACAACTACTTGGAACACTAGTCACTCAACTACAACCACGTATACAACGTATTACAATACTACTAGGAGTACGACGACAACGTGGAGTACTAGTCACTCAACGACTACTACTTGGGTAACATCGCACAGCACGACGACCTCGTGGACAACTTACTATAACACAAACAGATCCACGACAACTACTTGGGAGACAGCAACCAAAACAACAACCACTTGGACCACGACGTGGAGCACTAGTCATTCTACTACCACTACTTGGAGTACTAGCCATTCAACGACTACGACATACAATACTAGTCACAGTACGACTACGACATATACTACAACCTGGTCAACATCTCATAGTACTACAACAACGTTTAGTACTAGTCACTCAACCACAACAACGTACGCGACAAGCCATAGCACAAACAGGTCTACGACGACCACCTGGGAGACTGCTACTAAGACTACAACTACGTGGAACACGAGTCACACTACGACTACTACATGGACGACATATTACAATACGAGTAGATCTACTACAACAACTTACAGTACTAGTAGATCAACAACGACAACTTGGGATACTAGCCATAGCACTACAACAACTTATCCAACAGCCATAGATACGATAACAACTTGGACTACAACTTGGGTTGTAAACACGTTGAGATCAACATCTAAGTCCACAACAACAACTTGGACTACAACTTGGCAAACCAGTAGAGCAACAAGTAAGTCGACGAGTAGATCAACGTCTAGAGCAACCAGTATATCAACAACTACTAGCTTACCAGGTGGCGAATGTTACTCATACTACATAATCTTAGATAGAGAACCGGTTATACTAAGCTACACAGATTGTGATGGAAGATACGTGGAGTTCGAACTTGCTGAGCCAGAATTCTTTGTTGATTGTGCAAGAAAGGGTTCTGTTTCGATACGTGGAGCATATAGAGATATAGTACAATTAGATTTGTGCGGTGAGTATTCTGGTGGTGAAACTAGTACGACCACAGCTTGGAATACCACGTACACAACGACTTGGACAACGTCATTTACCACTTACTTCAATACTAGCGTATCTACGAACAAGTCTACTACTACGACATGGAATACTACTGTTGCCACGACGTACTCAGCATCTACGTCTACTAGAACGAGAACAACTTGGAACACTAGTCATTCCACAACGACTAGATACTCAACTAGTAAGTCTACAACCACTACTTACAACACGAGTCATTCAACAACGACCACGTGGCAGACCAGTCATAGCACATCTAAGACAACGACTACTACGTATTCTACGTCTACTATAACCGTAACGGTTTGGAACACTAGTAAGAGTACGACTACAACATGGACTACAACTTATAATACTAGTAAATCTACTACAACAACATACAATACAAGTAAGTCTACCACTACTACGTACAACACATCTAAGAGTACAACTAAAAGTACAACCACAACGTACAGCACTAGTAAGTCAACCACTACGACGTACAATACTAGCAAGAGTACAACAACGACTTACAATACAAGTAGATCAACATCGACTATAACTGTTACAACCTGGAATACTAGCCAAAGTACCACGACAACTTGGCAAACTAGCCATGGAACTTCTAAGTCAACGACAACGTCTTACAACACAAGTAAGAGTACTACGACTACTTACAATACATCTAAGAGCACTACAACAACATGGCAAACAAGCCATTCTACTAGTCATACTACAACTACAACATATAGTACTAGCACTATAACTGTAACGACGTGGAACACGAGTCAGAGCACCACAACAACATGGCAGACTAGTCACGGAACATCTAAATCCACTACAACTACGTATAGTACTAGTCATACTACGACCACGACTTATAATACCAGCAAGAGTACAACGACAACGTACAATACTAGTAGATCAACGTCTACTATTACTGTGACGACATGGAACACAAGTAAAAGCACAACTACCACTTGGCAAACGAGCCATGGTACAAGCCATAGTACTACAACAACATATAACACCAGTAAGTCTACTACAACAACGTATAATACCAGTAAGAGCACAACTACGACGTGGCAAACAAGCCATTCAACAAGTCATAGCACGACGACAACTTATTCAACGTCTACTATTACTATTACTACGTGGAATACAAGCCAGAGTACGACCACAACTTGGCAGACAAGTCATGGAACGTCTAGGAGTACAACAACGACATACAGTACTAACCACTCTACTACCACAACGTATAGTACTAGCCACTCTACGACAACTACGTGGCAGACGAGTCACAGTACTTCTCATAGCACCACTACAACATACTCCACCTCAACCATAACGGTGACTATTTGGAGCACCAGTCAGAGCACAACTACAACCTGGCAGACAAGCCATGGCACTAGTAGATCAACGACCACTACGTATAATACAAGTACAACGACAGTTACGTCTTATAATACTAGCAAGTCTACTACAACAACGTGGCAAACTAGTCATAGTACTTCTCATAGTACTACAACCACGTATTCTACAACGACTGTAACCGTTACCACGTGGAGTACTAGTATGAGTACAACTACTACTTGGGTAACTAGCCATAGCACGTCTAAGTCTACGACTACTACGTATAATACAAGTACAACGACAACTACGACCTACAATACGAGTCATAGTACTACAACAAAGTACAACACAAGTAGATCAACCGAGAAGGAAACGACAACGACATACGAAACATCTCACTCAACGGTGACCACGTGGAGTACAAGCCAAAGCACAACTACAACTTGGCAGACAAGCGTTTCAACAAGTAAGTCAACAACTACAACTTGGTCAACGTCTAAAGAGACTATAACCAGTTGGACAACGTCTACTATTACGATAACTACTTGGACAGTATCAACGTCAACGTCTAAGTCAACAACCACGACATATAACACTAGTCATAGTACGACGACCAGTTTTAACACGTCAACATCTACAACGACAACGTATAACACAAGTACGTCTACGACGACTAGCTGGATAACAACGTGGAACACGTCTAGAGAGACAACTACAAAGTGGACAACGTCAACAAGTACAAGGACTACATACGCTACTAGCGCATCTACCACCACTACTTGGGTTACGACGTGGGAAACATCTAAAAGTACTACAACCACTTGGCAGACTTCTAAAAGCACAACAACCACGTGGACAACAAGCGTTGTTACTGTTACAAGATGGACAACTAGTACTTCAACAAGTGTGAACACTGTAACTACCTGGGAGACAAGTGTACAGACAACCACCACTTGGCAAACATCTACATCTACTACAACGACTTTCCAAACTCAAACTATAACACTTACTTCTTGGACGACAACTTGGTCTACCACGTTTAGTACGACAACTACTTGGGAGACAACGTTCTATTATTAAGAAAATAAGCATATATTTGAATAACATTTAACTTAAATAAAATATCCAATGGAAATGTTTAACGAGAACGTCGCTAAGCAGAGGATAGGGTCTCTAAAGAAAAGTAAGGCCCTAGACCCTCTTCGCGATGTTGAAAGATACTTCTTGCGTCAAGTTAAGAAGTATAACATAGAGACTAGCTACGATGTGTTAGCTCAGGAGATACCGTATTTTAGAACATTTGCGTATACAGAATACGCTACTTGTTTTATGATACACCCTCTCAATCTGGACTTTAGACTTACGCAGATTATGGATGCGTATGATGATAAAGATATAGATGAATCTAAAGTTATTGACTTCGCTTCTTATTTTAGATCAAACATTGAGAAGAACATGTCTAATAAGTACCAGGATAGAGGTACTGATTTCTCAAGGTACAGAGAGGTTGATAATCTAGTAGTGTTACCTGGGTCAAACAAATTAAAGTCAAACACTTGTTTGAATAAGTTGATCCACATCAAAAAGCTACACGGCGACAACGTATATTTTAAACCCCACCCGATCACGACTCACACTGTAATAGGTGAGATAAAAGATCAATTCGGAGAGGAGTTGATATTGCCTAGGGATATAGACATGTATCACTTCATGCAGAAAGCTGATAAGGTTTACACTACTCACATTAGTGAATCAGCTATGTACGCAGCGTGTCTTGGAAAAGAGATTGAACCAATCGACGTTTATAATAACGTTGAGCGAGGGTCTTTTTACCACGTCAATAAATTTCTGTTTGAGCATAGAGATAATCCAGAACCTTGGATCAACAAGACTTTATCCAGTCCTAAGTCAGGTATTATTTGCCCGCAAATAGAAGAAAACTGGAAAGAGAAACTTGACTCTTATTTGGAGTACATGACCACTAAGAGAGAAAAATACAAGGATTGGTTTATTGAAGTAAGAAAAAAGAAATAATGAAGCAGGGTAAAGTTTGGGGCTTCACTGAAGACATATTTCAGAAGCACAATTTCGAGATCCATAGAATAGAAATCAACAAAGGTGGTTTTTGTTCTACACATAAGCACAACAACAAGTTCAACGCTTTTTACATGGAGTCTGGCACTCTAAAGATTAAGGTTGAGCAAAAGGCTTACGAGCTAACAGACGAGACCATCGTCAATAAGGGTGAACTAACTATAGTTAAACCCGGTTTATACCACTCTTTTGAAGCACTAACAGATTGCGTTTGCTATGAAATTTACTGGACTGAATTGGATCACGACGATATTGAAAGGAAAACAGTCGGCGGGACCATCTAAAAAATACCAAGAATACATTGATCAATATAAGATCATGCATGAGGAGCAGGGTTACACTGGTTTGGTAAATATAAGCCCGACTTATAGATCCAAGGAGCATATTAAAGAAGCTCTTGATAAATACAAATGTGTTTCCATGCTTGATTATGGGTGCGCATCTGGAGTACAATACGAAAAAGGATTGCTACATGAATACCTTAATGTTGAAATTGGTTTATATGACCCAGCTGTTGAGAAATATAACGTTTTACCAGATGGAGTTTACGACGCTGTTCTTTGCTACGACGTATTAGAGCATATTCACGAAGAAGATTTAGATTACGTTTTGAATCGAATATTCTCAAAGGCATCTAAGCTTGTTCTGATAAAGGTTGGTTTAGCGCCAGCTGTAGCTACATTACCAAACGGTGAAAACGCTCACTGTACTGTTAAAAAGTTAGATTGGTGGGCGGAAAAAATAAAGTCTTGCAGAAACAAAGACATACCAGTCCTACTGAACAACAAAACCTGGGTTTAAAATGAACATAGAGTCAAATACAATCTATGATAATATAACGTCTGGGGACGGTTTATTTTTATTTGCTGGACCATGTGTAGTGGAGAATAAAGAAATGCCACTAGAGATCGCCAGGGTTGTTTCTAGCATATGTAAAAAGCATAATATTCCTTATGTTTTTAAAGCTAGTTACAAAAAGGCTAATAGATCTAGAATAGACTCGTTCACCGGTATCGGCAACTTTGAAGCTTTAAACGCTATAGACGAGGTCCGCTACACGCTAGGTGTTCCAACCATGACGGACGTTCACTCAGTTGAAGAAGTTGAAATGGCTTCTGACTTTGTAGACGTACTTCAAATACCGGCGTTTTTGTGCAGGCAAACTGATTTACTATTAGCCGCTGGTGAATCTGGGAAGATAGTCAATATAAAAAAAGGACAATTTGTTTCACCAGAAGCAATGAAATTTGCTGTTCAGAAAGTCATGTCAACTGGCAATGAGAACGTGCTTATAACGGAAAGAGGCATGACGTTTGGTCCCTCTGATCTCGTGGTTGACTTTAGAGGTTTCCCAGTAATGAAGAATTACGCTCCTCTAGTTTACGACGCGACACACTCGCTGCAACAACCTAACACGTCATCTGGTGTAACTGGTGGTCTACCACACCTAATAGAGACTATGGCCAAAGCAAGTGTAGCCGCTGGAGCTGATGGTCTTTTTATAGAGACACACCCGAATCCATCTGAAGCACTTAGTGATGGAGCAAACATGCTGGAACTAAGCAAGTTGGAAGATTTGTTAATCAAGTTAAATAAAATAAAATCAGCTTTAAAATGAAAATAACAAAGAAACAAAGAGAGATTTTAGACTCTGTTAGATCTCGTCAAAATAAGTTGAAAAGCGAAATTGGCGGTTTATACATTGCTAAATACTCACTACAGGAAAGAATTGACGAGCACATGGACCAACTTAAGGAAACCACCGATGAGCTTCGCGGCGTCATGGGTGAGCTTGTTGAAAAGTATGGTCATGGTTCGCTGGATTTAGAAACCGGTGAATACATTTTAGATGAAAAATCAAACTAGACTAATAAGAAAAATAACCATCGGTAGAGACTATAAAGTTGATGCGATGCATTACTCTGTTGGCCAAGAAGTATATGGTGGTCATTGTATATGTGATATAACAGAGGATCCAGACAAGTTTACTATCTTCATTCAAAAGAGTGATGAAATTATACCTTGGAAGGAGTTTAATAAAAATATGGGCATAGCCATAGAATACAATCTAGAATACTAATGAGATCAATATTTAACTTCGTAATAAGACCAAAAGAGTCTAGAAAAACGAACGTTAAGAAGATTGGTGATTCGGAATTATTACTTAGCACTGATCTTCAAGATCATAAGTATGTAAATAGAGTTGGTATAGTCATTGGTATACCAGAACTTGGTTGTGCAGGTGTTAAACCAGGTGATGAAGTGATAGTGCATCATAACGTGTTTAGACGCTTTTACGACGTTAGAGGTAACGAAAAAAATAGTGCGGCATACTTCAGTGATGATGCATATATAGTTGCTCCAGATCAAGTGTACATGTTTAAGCGTGATGGAGATTGGAAGCCACTAGATGGTTTCTGCTTTGTGAAGCCAATAAAGTCATTTAATGAAAAATGGACGCCAAACGAAGAACAACCGCTGATGGGTGTTTTAAAACATTTGGATGATCTACTTATTAGTAAAGGACTAAGCAAGGAGGACGTTGTTGGATTCACGCCTAGGAGTGAGTATGAATTTATTATAGACGGAAATAGAATGTATAGAGTTCCGTCTTCAGATATTGCTATTAAATATGAGCGTACAGGAAACGAAAAGGAATATAATCCAAGCTGGGCACAAGGCAGTTGAGGAGCTTATAAAAGTGGCTGAAGAGAAAATCATCACTAATACGGATGATGACGTTTCTGCCGATAGGTTAAAGAACGCCGCAGCAACCAAGAAATTAGCTATTTTCGATGCTTTTGAAATACTATCTAGGATACAGGAGGAAGAAGCTAGGCTTGAAGATAAGCCTATAGAAAGGGAAGAAAAACAAGCCTTTAAAGGTTTCGCTGAAAGAAGATCTAAGTAATGTACGAACAAACTCTATATAAAATAGTAGAGCCAATAAAGCTCAACACTATAGCTAGACTAAACAAGTCTAAGAGTTGGAAGTATGGTTACAACAAAGAACACGACGTTGTTGTTATAAGCAAATCTGGTCAAATAGGTGAGGTATACGAAATACAAAACCTAAAGATAGCTTTACCAAAGGTTGAAAAACCAGTAAAATTCGATTCTGGAACTTGGGAAGTATCTGAATATCCAAAACAACTAAGTTCTATAAAGACGATATTTGACTGGAGAAACACGGATGACAGTTTTAAAGCCAAGTGGGAAGACTATATAGACGAAGAGTTCAACAGGCGTGAAAATGGATTTTGGTTTGAAAACAAGGGTATACCAACATACATAACTGGCACACATTACATGTACCTGCAGTGGTCTAAAATAGACGTTGGTAACCCTGATTTTAGAGAGGCAAATAGGTTGTTTTTTATTTTCTGGGAAGCCGTAAAAGCTGACAGTAGAGCATATGGAATGTGCTACTTAAAGAATAGACGTAGTGGTTTTTCTTTTATGGCTTCTGGTGAAACGGTTAATATGGCTACTATATCTAGTGATGCTAGATTTGGTATACTTTCTAAAACGGGTTCTGACGCTAAAAAAATGTTTACAGATAAGGTTGTGCCAATATCTGTTAACTACCCATTCTTTTTTAAACCTATCCAAGATGGTATGGATAGACCTAAAACAGAATTAGCGTATAGGGTTCCTGCTTCTAAACTAACTAGAAGATCTATATCTAGCTCTGAAACTCGAGAAGAACTTGAAGGTCTTGACACCACTATAGACTGGAAGAACACAGGTGATAACTCGTATGACGGTGAGAAACTTAGATTACTAGTACATGACGAAAGTGGAAAGTGGGAAAAACCTGACAACATCTTAAACAACTGGCGTGTTACAAAGACTTGTTTGAGACTCGGTAGTAGAATCATAGGAAAATGCATGATGGGTTCTACTTCAAACGCGTTGGATAAAGGTGGTGATAATTTCAAAAAGCTTTATTACGATTCAGATGTTACACAGAGAAACAAAAATGGTCAAACTAGATCTGGACTTTATTCTCTGTTTATACCAATGGAGTGGAACTACGAGGGTTTCATAGATAAATATGGTCATCCAGTGTTTGACACACCAACCGAGGAAGTTGAAGGTCCGTATGGAGATTACATATATGAAGGCGTAATACAGCACTGGGAAAACGAAGTAGAAGGTTTAAAACACGACCAAGATGGTCTAAACGAATTCTATAGACAATTTCCAAGAACTGAAGAACACGCCTTTAGGGATGAGATGAAAAACAGCTTGTTTAATCTCGTTAAAATATATGATCAAATAGATCACAATGAAGGTCTTAAATCGTCAAACGTCATAAACGTCGGAAACTTCCAATGGCGTAATGGAATTAAGGATACGGAGGTTGTTTTCAATCCAGATAGAAATGGCAGATTTAAAATTTCATGGTTTCCACCTAAAAATCTGCAAAACAATGTAATTCTAAAGAATGGGATAAAGTATCCGGGAAATGAACACATTGGGGCGTTTGGATGCGACTCGTATGACATCTCTGGAACGGTCGATGGAAAAGGATCGAAAGGAGCTCTGCACGGGTTGACAAAGTTCTCTATGGAGGACGCGCCCCCTTCTACATTTTTTCTTGAATATGTCTCTAGACCTCAAACAGCTGAGATATTCTTTGAAGATGTTTTAATGGCCTTAGTATTTTATGGTATGCCTGTTTTGGCGGAAAATGCTAAGCCAAGGCTTTTATACCATATAAGAAGAAGAGGTTACAGGGGTTTCTCGATGAACAGACCTGATAAGAAATTTAATCAACTTTCTATAACAGAGCGTGAGATAGGTGGTATACCAAACACAAGTGAGGATATAAAACAAGCACACGCGGCGGCTATAGAAATGTATATAGAGAATCACGTTGGTTACAACCCTGCTAATGATACATTTGGCACTATGTATTTCAACGACACGCTCAATGATTGGGCTAAATTCGATATAAATAAAAGAACGAAGCACGATGCTTCTATTAGTTCTGGACTCGCTATAATGGCTTGTAATAGACATTTATACGCTCCAACCCAGAAAGTTGAAAAAGAAAAACTAAATTTAGGTATAGCTAGATATTCCAACAATGGCTATTCTTCAGAAATTATTAAGTATTAACCATGGCTGAATCAGTTGCAAAAAATTACTTTCCTAGCCAAGTAGCTAGTGACATTGAAAAAGCATCGGCAGAGTACGGTTTAAAAGTCGCTAAAGCTATCGAGCACGAGTGGTTTCGCAGAGATTCCGGCGTGAATAGGTTTTACAACAACCAAAACGTATTTCACAGCTTGAGGCTTTATGCTAGAGGTGAACAACCAATACAAAAGTATAAAGACGAGTTAGCGATAAACGGTGATTTATCTTACCTAAACCTAGACTGGAAACCAGTGCCGATTATACCAAAGTTTGTGGATATAGTCGTCAATGGTATTTCGGAAAGAATGTTTGATATAAAAGCTTTCTCTCAAGATCCAAATGGTGTTTCCAAGAGAACCAAGTATATGGAATCAATTTTGAGAGACATGGCCACTAAAGATCTCAATGAATTCGCAGCGGAAGCATTTGGTGTAAACTTATTTGAAAACAATAAAGAGGAATTACCAGGCGATAAAGACGAGCTAGAAGTGCACATGCAGTTAAATTACAAGCAGGGTGTAGAACTAGCCGAAGAGCAGGCTATAAGCGTTATACTAGAAGGTAATAAATACGAAAACATCAAGAAGCGCTTTAATTATGATCTCACTGTTCTTGGTATCGGCTGTGTTAAAGATACGTTCACTAAGAGCGAGGGTATCAAAGTGGAGTACGTTGATCCTGCCGATCTCGTTTATTCTTTTACTGAATCACCTTACTTCGAAGATATATACTACGTTGGAGAGGTTAAAACGGTTCCAGTAAATGAGTTGAAAAAGCAATTCCCTGACCTTAGTGACGAGGATCTTGAAGAAATAATGGGTCAAGGCGTTCAAAACACTAGAGCTTATAGTAGAGGAGCGTGGGAGAATAATGAGAAAGACGTGAATACCGTGCAGCTTCTCTACTTCAACTTCAAGACCTACGCAAACGAAGTATACAAGATAAAAGAGACGTCGACTGGAGCTAGTAAGATAATCATCAAGGATGATCAGTTCAATCCTCCAGCAGAGTTAGCGGAACAGTTTTCTAAAATATCTAGATCGCTAGAGGTGTTGTATGAAGGTGTTTTTGTACTTGGCACTGAGAAAGTATTGAAGTGGGAAATGGCTAAGAACATGCTTAGACCTAAGAGTGATTTCACTAAGGTTCGCATGAATTACAGCATTGTTGCCCCTAGAATGTATAAGGGTAGAATAGAGTCTTTAGTTTCTAGAATAACTGGTTTTGCTGATATGATTCAGCTTACGCACTTGAAACTACAGCAGGTTCTCTCTAGAATGGTTCCAGACGGTATATACTTAGACGCTGACGGTTTGGCCGAGGTTGATCTAGGTAATGGAACAAACTATAACCCACAGGAAGCATTAAACATGTTCTTTCAGACGGGTTCTGTTATCGGTAGATCCTTTACTTCAGAGGGTGATATGAACCCTGGTAAAGTTCCTATTCAAGAAATAACGAGCGGTTCAGGCGGTAACAAAATACCTCAGCTAATCAGTACTTACAACTATTATCTACAGATGATAAGAGATGTAACAGGTCTAAACGAAGCTAGAGACGCATCAACGCCAGCTAAAGACGCTTTGGTTGGAGTACAGAAACTCGCCGCAGCAAATTCGAATACGGCTACTAGACACATTTTGCAGGCTGGTTTATTCTTAACGGTTGATATAGCTGAGAAAATATCACTTAGAGTATCGGATGTACTTGAATACTCGCCAACTAGAGAAGCATTCATACAGATGATTGGTGCTCACAACGTGGCTACTTTAGAGGAAATCGCCTCTCTACATTTGTATGACTTTGGTATCTTTATAGATATAGCTCCAGATGAAGAAGAAAAGCAACTGCTAGAAAATAATATTCAAATGGCACTTGCTCAACAAACAATAGATCTAGAAGACGCTATAGACATTAGAGATATAAAGAATATAAAGTTAGCGAATCAATTGCTTAAGGTTAGAAGAAAACGCAAGTTGCAGCGGGATCAAGCTATGGCTCAGCAAAATATGCAAGCTCAAGCTATGGCGAATGCTCAGGCACAGCAAGCTACTATTCAAGCGGAAGCACAGAAGGTTCAGGTTGAAACTCAAAGTAAAGCTCAGTTGGAACAATTAAAGAGTCAACTGGCGGCACAAAGACTTGAGCAGGAAAAGCAAGCCAAGAAAGAACTAATGCAATATGAGTTTGAGATAAACATGAAGCTCAAGCAAATGGAGTCAGAAGTGTTTAAAAACAGAGAGAGCTATAAAGAGGATAGGAAGGACGATAGAACTAAAATCCAAGCTAGCCAACAAAGCAAACTCATAGAGCAACGCCAGCAAGGCGGTATGGCTCAAAATTTTGAATCAGCTGGTAACGATATAATTAGCGGCGATTTCAAATTAGGTTCTTTCGAACCTAAGTAATATATAAATTGTAGATTTTTTTAATATTTTATCTTATGAGTG